CTGTTCTTGGAGATCCCGTGAACCGGAGACGTCCGGCAGAACAGATAGTCCAGGGGGCCGGCGAGCCCCCGGGCGAGGAGGCGCCTTTGTTAGATGAGCGTCCCGACCCTCTGGAGGAAGAGAGGGTCAGAGTGAAAGCCGAGTTGCGTGATTTCCACCACAGGAACCCACTCGAGTTTTGCACGCGTTATCGCGAGCACATTCCGCATGTTCTCCGGCCGCCGGAACACATGATTTATAGGATTTCGTCACAAATCATCGAGGCGGCTATAGCTTTACGCGTACGCGACTTAGAAGACACACAGAATATCGTGGCTTCGGAGGTCGTTCAGCGTGCCGCAGATCGCTCTACTACGTTTAGTCAGAGGCTGTGGTTGCTACGCGCAGGTGTGATCCCCTGGTACCGAATGTTCGGCCAGTCATCACAGCCTGCGCGGCCCGATCAATAGGATCGCCTAACCGGGTATCCGACTGTTTGCGCGAGGAGCCGATGTATAAAAGAAATATCGCGTGGACACTTCATCCGGTCGGACCCCGGCGCAGGCTGCACCAGCAGCAGACCCATAGTTTGGGGGGTACCAAAACCTAAGACGGTCGCTTTGGTTTTGGACCTATCGGTTCCATATTTTCATCGACCATGTGAGTGCAATGAACACGTGTCCCTATGTAATCGGGTGCTTTCCCCAAAGTACTCCATCAATGTAGGAGGCAAAGCCGTTTTAGATGCCCTTGAGCCCTTCATCCGCAGGATCGGAACGAGTAACCAACTAGTGAAGCTGTCGCGGCGAACCTTTTTGGAGACTGTTGACATTCCAGGAAAGCGGAAGATATATGCTCGGGCAATTGAGAACTTGGAGAAATTTGGGTTTCAAGATGAAATGGGACGCCTGGGAGCATTCATAAAAGTAGAGCCCGTGTGTGGTGAGACCAAAGGCAGTGCTGATCCTAGAATGATACAAGCACCAACCCCAGAATACAACGTCGAGTTTGGCAGATTCTACAAGCCAATAGAACATCTGTTACTCCGTTTGAAATGGAAGAAGTACATGCCTTGGATGCCAGAGGGGCGGATTATTGCGAAGGGGTTGAACAACGCTCAGCGCGGTCAATTGATCGCCAGGAAAGCTGCGTTATTCGACCAATTCTGTTGTGTGGGGGCAGACGCCCGCAGATTCGATCAATCGGTGAGTAAACCGTTCACTCGTTTTAAGCATAAGTTCTACCTCGCCTGTTATGGTAATAATTATTACCTGAAGCAATTATTGTGGCACCAGTTACGAAACCGTGGAAAGACCAAGAATGGTATCAAGTACACGGCTGATGGTGGCGTTGCATCAGGGAACCAAGACACAGGCGGTGGAAATTCTTTCATGTGTGTGACGATGGTTGGCTCCTATTTCGCGCAGTTTGATGTCAGGTGGGACATGCTGTGTGATGGAGACGACGTCCTCATATTTGTAGAGAAGAGGGACTTACACATCTTAGACGGGTTCGTTGCTCACTGTGCGAGCCTGGGCTTTGAGATGGCCATGGAAAAGCCAGCTTATGAGCTCAGTGACATAGAGTTCTGCCAAAGTCACCCCCTAGAGGTCGTGCCTGGCAAGCACGTTATGGTGCGTAAACCTGCAAGAGCAATCTCCAGGGCTGCTATGAGCCACCACTCGATGAACACCGTTCCCGAGGCGCTCCAAACGCTTTGGGCAATCGGTTCGTGTGAGTTGGCCTTGCACGCCGGAGTTCCTATAATGCAAGAGTTCGCGCTATGGTGCCTTCGCAATGGTATCAAACCGTCCGGTAGAAAGCTGCAGCAATTAAGATTCAAGCTGAGCCACCAATACTGGGTTCTACCAAAAGCACACAAACCCATGCCTATCCATCCCTATGCACGTGCTTCGTTCGCATTAGCGTTCGGAGTATCTCCCGGCGAGCAATTGCTGGTTGAGAAGGCATTTAGGGAACACTCGTTTCAACTCACGGGGAAATGCCTAGCCCCTGAGCCAGACGATGCTGGTGCCGGCCCAGTATTCGTTCAACCTCATTGGATATATCGTTGACGAGTAGGAGAAGCATAAATTGTATTATTATTACCGCCCGCAAGATGGTGAAGATTAAAGGCCAGCCTAATGGCAGGAAGAAGAGAGCGGCACCACGCCCACAGAAAAAGAAAGGTCAGACCGGACAGCGCAAGCCGTCCCGGGTCCCAAATGACCTGTCAACCAACCCGTACGCCCTTGCAAGGCTTGACCCTTGGTCGCCTGGTGCAAAGGGGGCTAAGGTACCGGACTTTGACAACAACCCTAGTTGTTCTGGTGATTTTACTTTTGAAGTTAACTTCATCACGGACGCAAATGGTAGAGTGTCTGCTGTCCTACCTTCTTGGCCCTCCTGCACCTTCAAAGCGGCCCCCTGGTCAGCCGCCAATTCGCGATACGAGCTTACAGGAGTAAGCAACGTACTCGCTCAGCAAGGCGCGTTCTTTTCGGGGTGGGATGAGTGTGTTGGATTGAGAATAGTAGGAGGGGGAGTAAAATTGAAGACCCCACTCAATGCCAACAATGTTTCTGGGAAGGTGTTTATTGCTTCCATGTCCGTTGCGGAAATGAAAGGCTGGGCCTCAGCCGGGACAACGGGTGGAATGGCGGACACGGACTTCTCTAACCGCAAGTACGTTGAGAAACGTGAACTTTCCGACTTGTTAACAAGTGGCGGAACCAAGGCGGTGATGTCCGTGCTCGACCCTAGTGGGTTCACCTACTATGAACCCGGGGTCGACCCTCTAACAGCAGCCGTGGACAATGGTGATTTCGGGAATTATCTCGGTTTTGCCATTGCCGTTGTAGGCGCCCCAG